CATATATTCTTATTGTTGCTTATATATTATTTATTATATAAGTATTGCTTATATAATAAATAATATATGAAAAAATACTATTGATTATTATAATTATATAACACTTAATATAATACCTATTACCTTGTTTTCTGTGCAATTGAGAATGATTCTCAATTATTATAAGGATATAGTAAACTTGTATATTTTAAGGTAAAATTTGATGATATGAGAATTTTGATGATATGAGAAAGGTTGAGGGAAGTTAAGAGGGATTAAAGGATTGGGTGGGGAAAATTAAAAATATAAAAATTTTGATGATTTGGGATTTTTATAATACGAGGAATTGCATGATATTTAGTTTAATACAAAAAAAGTAATATATACTTGACATTACCCCCCTTTTTTGTATTAAATAATATGATATTTATATAATGATAATAATCTCCAATTATTATTATATAAATTTTTGAGTTTTTCTCTTTTCTTGTAATACAATCAATATTTACTTAATCATCATATCTTTCAAGAATATATAAAATACGAATTACGACAAGACAACAGATTATTATTATTATAAGTTCCATTTTTATTCTTTTCCTTTACCTTTAGAACCAGAATGTCCAGCGAAATCAAGTTCAGCTAAGTAAGAGAAGCACCAGACATAACAATTGTAACTTAACATGTAAAGAATAATCCGAATACTGAATTTACAGATTTTTGAGACAATCATATTTAATCTCCTTTGTTTATATTTCACATCCTTGAGGGGTTGAACAGGCTAGAATTTGACTTCCTTCCGTATTATCATCAGTTTCAAACTTGCTAAGTTCTGCCCAATCAACATTTTCGGGTAAGACCATCTTTTTATACTCATCTTCTGTACATTCTTGGTAAGGCGGTTGTTTGTAGCTGTGTTCTGAAAAGGGTAAGAAAGCTATTCCACTGATATTATTAAAGTTTTTATACACCCAACTTCCCACTTCCAACCATTCGTGTTCTTTTATATAAATAGTACAAGAAGGGTTATGGTCGCAGTAATGATCTTTATAAATCATCCAGAGTTCCAGTTGTTCTATTGCGGTTTTATCATTTCTGGTCACACAATTTTTTGGGGATTCTATAGGAAATTTAAACCTTAAAGCCGTTTCTGGTTTTGTTATATCAGGTTCATAAGTAAATCCTTTACTTATCATGAATTGTGCTATAGGATCATTTTTATTGACTGTTACAGACCTGATATAATATTCGGAATGTCTTGCATGTATTCCAGAAGAAGAATTTACCAACTGACTGATGTTTCCAGATGGTTTAACACAAGTAATGGCTGAAGCAGGGTTAATTCCAATTTTTTTAGACCATTCCTTATTTATTTCAGTAGCGTATTCCCTGAAATTCTGTAATGCTTTGATGAGTTTTTGTTCCCCCATAGCTCCACTTGTCAGAGCATTATCCATAATTCCTGTCATAGACACACCTAAAAGAGCTTCTTCTTTGCAATTTTCTACCCATTTGGAACTGACATATTTAAAATCAGTTAAAGACGCTTGCCAAGTTCCTAAAATTGTAGCAATTCGAATTTTTTCCATGATAGTAGTTGGGTTGTCATTTGCTCTTACTATGACTTCAGATAAATTACAGAAGGATTTTGGTCTAAGTAAGATTTCACCACAGGGATTTACTCCAAAATCATGGTTTGTTTCCCTTCTTTCCTTACCTGCTCTTTCATTTATCTTCTCAATACTTTTGATAGCACTTTGTCTATTAAATATACCTCTTTCACCTGATTTAGATTCATAAAGAGCTAACCATTCTTCCATGAAGATTCCTATATCTGGTTTGTCTGTGTAACAAACTGAGTTATTAGATAAAGCGAGTTCTGGATTAGTTATCCACCATTGTCCTGATTTAGCGTGTCGCATACGATCATCAGATAAATTACTTAAAGATATAAGTGAAGCTCTTCTTACACCGCCCACTACAACTACATCCGCTATTTTACAGAAAAGTTTATGTACTTCAAAACTTGTAAGATTACGACCTGCAGATTCTTTGAAGGTAAGAGTAGTATAGGTAAATAATTCATCTAGTGGATTCGGCCCACTTGCCCTCCCACCAAAAGTTTTGAGTCTAGAACCTGCAGGTCTTATTCTACTTAAATCCCATTTAGGTATTTGCCCACCTAATAAAAGTGAGATGAGTTCTTTATATGCTTTAGCCCATCCTATTTTGGAGTCTCCAACCACTATTGTAGTATCTGTATCACTGAATTCTTCTGCCATCACAGGAAGTTTCTGTATGAATTGTCTTTCAATAGAAAAACCCACCCCCACACCATTAAGGAGAACATAAAGCATTTCATCAAAAGCTCTAATTTTATCAGCTAATATGAAACTACAGTTATAATTTGCTATATTTTCTCTACGGAGTGCTTCACCTGCTGTCATGAGTGCTCTCATGGAAGGCATTACTTTAAGATTAATGATGGATTCTTTAACCTCTTTATAAATTGTATTAGGCATTTTGTAGTTACAATTATCTTCAAGATGTCCTTTCATGAAATCTATATATCTTGTAACTGTCTCATTCCATGTTTCTCTCTGTTTCTTGTTATCCAACCATCGTGAGTATCTGCTTAAATGTATAAAATTTTGATATAGGGTTGGTAGTTCGTTCATTTAGTCTCCTTTTCTTTATTTATGAATTCGTACATGCATTCAGTATTACAAAAATGTTGCTCACCAACAAGAATCCCTTCACCAGAATAATCTGGATTGTATAAAAGAATTTTCTGTTTCTTTTGGTAATTGTATGGGAGATGTTTTAAAAATCTGTTCCTTATTACAATTATCACAAACATAAACACTTTTTATCGCCATATATTTGTTCCTTTCTTTTTCATACTACATTTATTTGAACCATTTGTAATATTCATATTGTTCTTTACCTTGATGTATTATTAAAATTGGTAGACCAAGTGATTGCCTGTGTTTATTGAGAATAAGACGGCCTATACGACCATTTCCGTCAGTAAATGGGTGAATATGTTCAAACTCAATATGAAAATGTTTCGTAACATCTTCCGCAGTTTTTGAACTGAGATGAGCATTAACAGAAGCTTCCATACAATCAAATAAGTGTTTTAAGTCATCTTCAATTAATTTTTGTGAAGTAAATATCTTCTTTTTGCCCCCCACCCAAACATCACAGCTTCTTATTTTACCTGCAATTTTGTTGTTCAGTCTTCTCATTATTAACATGTGAGTTATTAAAATATTTCTTAAAGTGAAATCTTCTTGTTTTTTAAGATATTCCCAAGCAATGTGGGCATCTTCCAGAGCTTTATGACTATGCTCTGCTTCAATCCAGTTAGAATGTTTTAAGAATTCTAGTTCTGTTTCGTTTATTTCCTGTTTATTAAGAAATGTTGTCATGTTTTTCTGTCTCCTTTAGTCTTTTCTTTAAATGACATTATATTTTTAGCAAACATAGCCGAATAATTCATAACAGTAGCATCATTTGGATCATCACTGTCATATTTAATTATCCCATTGTTGAATAAAGCTATTAAATGTGTAAAGTGAATTATGTTTAATAAATCGGCTATTGTTGAATGTCCCAAACAATTTCCACTTACTGTTAATATTTCCATAATCATATTAGCAAATTCAACATGTTCTTGTTTATAACCACCTTCTTTAATTATATCTTCTATAGTACGGTTTTCTTTTTCTTTCATTAATCCTCTTTTATTTTCCTTTGTTTGAGACAATGACAAGGAGTGCCTATTCTTACCATTTCTTTTGGAGGAAGATTTTTCTTTTTTATATAATTTTTATTTGCGTTGGGTATGGGGGAGGTTCTTAAAATTTTTCCCTTCCCAAAACAATCCTTGCAGTTGGGGTTAGGTGCTATTTCGGTTTTGTTTTTCTTCATGGAATTTTTCAAGAAATTCTTTCACCGCCTTTCTAACGATTACACTTCTGTTAATTTCTTCAGATTCATTTTCTATTTCATTCATCATTCTCAAGTGAATCTTGGGAATATATACAGAGATTAATTCCATTCTCTGACCTCTAAAATTATGTTCTCTTTTGTGTTGATTATCCATTAAAAACTCCTAAAAACTGATTAAATTATAATATACTATATTATACTAACATTTTTATGTTTTGTCAAGAAAAAACTTGACATTTATTAAATTTTTTTGTATAATAAGTAAGAACCAAGTTAAATCAAAGTAATTCAATGTAACTTAAAGTAATTCAATGTAACTTATATTGAATTAATTATTATGAAAAGAAAATTACCAGATATTACAAATATCTTAGAAAAGACCGAAAAAAAGAACTCTAGAACAGGTTTAACCCCATTTCAAACACGATTCGTTGAAGAATGGGTGAAAAGCATGAATAATCGAACTGCTTACCTAGAAGCAGGAGGAGAAGGGTGTGAGACTGAGACTCAATTACAGAATAAAGCAACCAAAATAAAAAATAACAAATTAGTTCTCTTTGCGATAGATAAAAAATTAAAAGAACTTACTAAAAAAGTCAATCTAAAGAAGGAAGAAGTTCTTTCTGAATTAATGAGAATAGGTTTCTCTGATCCAAGACAATTTTTTAAAGAAGATGGTTCTCTTAAATCTATGGATGAATTAACTGTTGCAGAAGCTTCCGCAATAAAATCTATAACAGTTGTAGAAATTTACGAAGGTCAAGGAGAAGAAAGACATTTTATTGGTTACGAAAAGAAAATACAATTTAATGATAAGTTAAAAGCTCTCGAATTACTCTGTAAAAATTTAGGAATTCTTAAAGAAGTAGGGGATACAAATATATTAAATCAAATACAACTCAATTTAAAAGTGGAAGAGGCGAAGAAACTTGGATTGCCTAAACTTTTAAAGTTAAACGATATATTAAACTAGGATTACAATTTTTTAAAGGAAAAAATCATTTCTAAGAAAATAAAATATGACAAAAAAAATGTTTTAGTAATTGGCGATACACATATTCCTTTTGAACATAAAGATTATTTAGATTTTTGTGTTGATATTCAAAGAAAAGAAAAATGTGGAACAGTAATTCATATTGGTGATTTAGTAGATAATCACGCAATCTCATACCATGAGGTTGACCCGAATGCGTGGTCTCCTTTACAAGAAATGGAGAGGACTGATCTAATTTTGGAAGATTGGTTTAAAGCATTTCCAAAATTAAGATTAACAAAAGGGTCTCATGATTGTCTTGTAGATCGTAAAGGAAAAACTGTAGGGCTTCCTAGACGGTGTTTTAAACCTTATAAAGAAATTTGGAAACTTCCTGACGGATGGAAAGATGATTTTAGTTTTGAAGTGGATAATGTTCGTTATCAACATGGAACAGGAAATTCTGGTAAACTAGCACACCTTAATCTTGCAATAAGCAATAGGCAAAGCACTGTGATGGGACATTCCCATTCTTTTGCAGGAATTGCTTTCACTGCTTCTCATAAGGATTGTATTTTTGGAATGAATGTTGGTTGTGGTGTCAATATAAAAGCTTTAGCTTTTGCTTATGGAAAAGATTTCAGAAATAGACCTATAGTAAGTTGTGGGGTTGTTTATAATGGTGAAAATCCAAGATTATTTAGGATGGTATTATAATTGAAGAAGGATTGTGGTTATTGTGTGTTTGATGAAGAGAATTGTTATAAATGTGAATTTGTAAGTAAACGAAAAATTTTTGGGAGGTCAAAGAAAAGGCTTAAATTTTTTAGCATAGAATATCAGGAGTTACAGGCACAGAAATTTCGTGATTTGCATATACCAATAAAATGAGAATACCTAAAAAATTTAAGTTGTTCGGGCAAACCTACACTGTTGAAATTCATGACGATCATGAAGACGGTGCTGACAGTCAGGGTGTGGCAATGTTCAACAAAAATAAAATTATCTTACAAGATCATAAAAGTTTAAGAAGACCTGAAAGCAAGACTGAACAGGTTTATCTGCATGAGGTGATTCATATAATATTTAATGAGTTACATTGTCCGAAGGAGACTTACAATGAACAGATGGTTGATCAGCTTGCAAGTTGCCTCCACCAGATTATAACAACATCGGAATATAAGTAAGGGGGATGACAAAGAATGTTTAAGAAACTATTAATAACATTTCTGAGCATTGTGTTCTTTTCAATAACCAGCCATTGTTTTGCTGGCGATAAAAACCCTTTGTACCAAAGCAAGACTTCTAAAGAGTGCATAAAAGAATCTGGTGTGGACATGAGTTGGATTGAAGTTATTAACACCAGAACTTATACACATTATATTAACAGGGAAGTCGAACACGCTGTTGTGCACAATAAACTGGAAAAAATAATCTTTATAATAAAAGGGCTGAAAGAGGTATATATCATCTGCGGTCAGGAATATCCTGACAAGACCCAGACTTGGCTTTTATATGAAATAGACATTAATGAGTTTGACGATTCATTTACTAAGTTGTATAAAACAATGTTAGAAGAATTGGTAGAATATTTTAATTCAGACTCTGAACCTGAAACAAAGTGCATAATAAATGACTAAACATGTAGAAGTGATGCTGGCGATTAAATCCACCAAATTATAACAACCTAAGAATATAAATGAGATTGGATATAACAGAAGAGACAGTAAAAGATTTACCATCAAAAGAAGTGGTTAAAATTGCTATTGCTGAAACAAGTTTGTTAGAGTTTATAAAACAAGCATGGCATATATTAGAACCGACAACGGAATTTATTTATGGTTGGCACTTAAAAGCGATTTGTAATCATCTAGAGGCTGTTTCTAGAAGAGAAATTAAAAATCTAATAATAAATGTGCCCCCTCGACACATGAAATCATTAGCCGTTTCTGTTTTTTGGCCATGTTGGTCATGGATAACTAATCCTTCGTCAAGATGGTTATTTTCTTCATACGCACAAGAATTATCTACTAGAGATAGTTTAAAATGCAGAAGAATTCTGCAATCCCAGTGGTTTACTTCCAGATGGGGAGGAAAATTTCGTATCAAGTCTGACCAGAATATGAAAACTAGATTTGAGAACGACAAAACAGGTTACAGGATTGCAACATCAGTAAGTGGTTTAGTAACAGGAGAGGGAGGAGATCATATTATATGTGATGATCCTCATAATGTTAAACAAGCGGAATCAAATATAATCAGAGAAGGTACTTTGCGTTGGTGGGATGAATCAATGTCTACTCGTATGAATGATCCTAATACTGGTGTCAAGGTTATTGTGATGCAAAGACTTCATGAAGGTGATTTAACAGGACATATTCTTGAAAAAAATTCTGATTATGTTCATTTACGACTTCCTGCAAGATATGAAGAAGAAAATAAATGTGTAACATCTTTAGGATTTTCTGATCCTAGAACAGTTGATAGAGAACCACTTTGGAAGGAATTCTATGGGGAAAACGAACTTTCTAAATTAGAAAATGAATTAGCTTCTGAATATGCTATAGCAGGACAACTTCAACAGAGACCTTCAGTTCGTGGTGGGGGTTTGTTTGAAGTAAATAATTTTGGTTATGTAAATAATGTCCATCCCACAGAAATAATAAGAAGTGTGCGTTATTGGGATAAGGGTGGAACTGAAGATGGAGCTTTTACAGGGGGTTGTTTGATGCATAAAATGAAAAACAATTCCTTTATAATAGAACATTTAGTTGCAGGTTTATGGAAAGCTACTAAAAGAGAAGAAATGATAAAAAAAGTAGCTAAAAATGACGGCAAAAAGGTATTAATTGGCGTTGAACAAGAACCAGGAAGCGGTGGTTTAGAGTCAGCCGATAATACAGTTAAAAATTTAGTAGGGTTTTCTGTTAAAAAAGACAAAGTTACAGGAAGTAAAGCTTTACGAGCAGAACCCTACGCCACACAAGTGGAAATAGGAAATGTTTATTTGATAAAAGGTGCTTGGAATGTTGATTTTATCAAGCAACATGAATTATTTCCTATGGGATTAAGAAAAGATTTTGTAGATTGTGCAAGCGGTGCTTTTAATATGTTAATCGGTAAAGGTCGTGCAGGAGTATGGGGTGGGTATAACAAAAAATAAAGATAAAATAACAGTAAATAAAAAAGAATTTGTAAGTTTTATGAATTCTATTCAAGGTAGAAGTGAGCTCTTACAAAGGGCAGGAAAATCTTTTACAGATGATAGGGATATTTATAAATCGTTAGGATTTGAGAGTTCATTAACTTTTAAACATTTTTGGGAGCAATATAAGCGTGGTGATATAGCTAAGAGGATTATAGAAGCACCTGTTACTGAATCATGGAGACTTTCCCCCAGAATTGTAGAGAATGATGAGAATGAATCAACAGAATTCGAAGAACAGTGGTCTGCTTTAGCAGAAGATAAGAAGATTCTTAATTATTTACTTAGAGTAGATAAACTTAGTGGTATAGGAAGATTTAGTGGTCTTCTTCTAGGACTTAATGATGGGAGTAGTTTAGATAAGCCTGTAGGAAATGTTACAGAACTCCTCTTTTTAAGACCTTATAAAGAAGAAAGCATCACCATAAAGACATTTGTTCAGAACATAAATGATGAAAGATTTGGTCTTCCAGAACTTTACGAAATACAAACAATTACAAATGCTACAGATAGAGCTAGTACAAAAACTAGATTAGTGCATTGGTCTAGAATAATTCATATTGCAGAAGGTTTATTGGAAGATGATGTGTTTGGTGTTCCTAGATTAGAAGCTGTATTTAATCAATTAAAAAATCTTGAATTAGTAAGTTGTGGAAGTGCAGAAATGTTCTGGAGAGGTGCTTTACCAGGACTTGCATTTATACTTGATAAAGATGCTGTTTTAGATTCTTCTTTAGCAGAATCTACAATGGAGACAGATATTGAAAAGTATATGCACAATTTCCAAAGAACACTCAAGTTGCAAGGAATGGACATTAAAAATCTAGCTCCACAAGTGGCTGATCCGTCTAATCATATAGATGTGTATGTTTCGCTTATTTCTGGTGCGACAGGGATACCAAAAAGAATATTAATAGGAAGTGAAAGAGGAGAATTGGCTTCTTCACAAGATGAGACAGCATGGAACAAGAGATTGGAAGAGAGAAGACAGAATTTTATAACTCCAAACATTATTATTCCATTCATAAAAAGATTACAGAAATTTAATATCTTAAAGGAAGCAAAATTTAAGGTTGAATGGAAACCAATAGCTGTTCCGTCTGAAAAAGAAAAAGCTGAAATAGCTATGATATTTTCTAAAGCAATAGCAACATACTTTAATGCCATAGATGCCTTTGATTTCTTACCATTTGAAATATATATGAGAGAAATCTTGGATTTTGATCAAGAATTAATTAAAAAGGTTTTAGAGAAGTCCGCAGGTGCGATTAGAACAAAAATAGGTCAACCTAGTTCTGATACTAATCCTGCTGGGATGGATAACAATCCAAAACAATCTGCGGAGGTTGAAGATGAGTAAAGGTTATGAAGTAAAAAAATTGCCGACAAGAGAAGAGGAATTATCGTCTAGTTTTTTTATGAGAACTAAAGAATATAATAATCTAATCAATACCATTAATTTTCTAGTAACAGAACTTGGTACTGTTTTAATTCATGATATTAATCCTGATTCCCCTCAAAAAATCTTTATAGAGACTCATCCTGAGATTTTCAAGGAGATCATCAATGAGTAGTGAATTAATGCGGATAGAAAAGAAAATAGATACTAAATTTGATGATTTGAATAAAATTTTATTAATGTTCCAGCAACAAGTAACTACTCATAGGGTGCAAATAGAAAATTGTGAGAATGACAAGGATGATTTAAAGGAAACATTATATGGTAATGGGAACGATGGTTTAGTACTTGCTGTGGACAGAATAAAAACCACTTTAAAAACAACAGGATTACTGAAAAAAAGTATGTGGACAAATATAGGTGTGATTTTCATTTGCGTTGGTGTAATTACAAGCGTTATTTTCAGTGTAATGGCTTCAAATGGTTTTAAAAAGGATCATTTTAAAAAAGATAATAAACAATTAGAAAAGAGAATAATACAACTGGAAAATGAATCCAACAAAGTTAAAAAATAAAAAATGGAAGAACTTATTATTTTGTATATTATTTCTTTTTTGCGTTTTATTAACCTCTAATATTGGATTAAGTAATTCAGAAGTAAAAGAAGAAAAGGAAAATCTTGTTGACGAGGATGATAACTTTCCTTATTGTAGTACAATAGAGGAAGTAGAAGAAATTGTTAAATTATTTAATGATTATACAGTTTCAAAAAGATTAGGATTTACATTTGAATGTGATAATCCTGAAAGTGATAGACCTATGCTTCGTTGTTATACCAGTTTTAGTTGGTTACATTGTTTAGAGGATGAATATAAATTAAAATGGGTATTAAGAGCTATGTCTATGGATTGGAACATATATACAGGCAGTAAAGAAGTGGGTATGTATGATGACAGAAGATTTTTAGTATTTCGCATTGATAAGGATGGAAATTTTAATATAATAGGACAAACTTTATAAGGAGTAGAAAATGAAGAAGAAAATTTTAGCATTCATTGCGATTTTTGCAATAAGTATTATGGTTTTGACAGGTTGTAGCCTTTCTGGTTTAGACCTTAAAGTTGATGAAGCAACAACAGACAAGGCTAATAAGGATGTAAACCCTCTTTTAGAAGCCACACAGTAAGGAGTGATTTATGAAAAGTATTTGGAAATCTAGATCATTTATAACTGGGCTTTCCACATTAATAACTGCTATAGTTATTGGTTATGGGATAGATATACCTGCAGGGGTACTTGAAGGTATATTAGGTCTCATGGGCATAATTTTAGTTGGAAAGTCTGTTGAAAAAAGGCTAGAAGGAGAGTAAAATGCCTATTCCAAAACCCAAAAAAGATGAAACTAAAGAAAATTTCTTTAGTAGATGTATGAGTAATCCTACAATGATTAAGGAATTTCCAGATTCTGATCAAAGAGGAGGGGTTTGTGGAACGGCTTTTGATAAAAAAACAAACAAAATGGAATTAACAATTAATTTAATACAAAATTTTAGTGTTCGTACAGAGATAAAAGAAGGAGTATCCTATATTGTAGTCCCTATTGTTGCATTGGTGGAAGGGGTACATAATGGCAGTGGTGGTGCGGTTTTACATTCATCGGCTGAGATACAGCGTACAGCAGGTGAATGGAATGGTGTACCGCTTACTATAAATCATCCTAATATTGGTGGGGATAATATTTCCGCATTAAATCCCACAATTATGAAAGAGTGGAGTGTAGGAACTTTTGAAAATGTATTTTACGAAGGTGGTAAATTAAAGGGTGAGGGTTGGTTTAACATAGAAAAACTTAGTCAAATATCTGTGGAAACATTAGTTAAAATTAAACAAGGGGAAGAATTAGAAGTATCTACAGGATTTTTCAGTAAATCTGATAATACCGAAGGTATGTGGAATGGAGAAAAATTTGAAGGAACTATTATGGATATTATTCCAGATCATTTAGCAATACTTCCAAATGATGAAGGAGCATGTAATTATATAGATGGTTGCGGTATTAGGGATGAAGGAAAATGTGAAACTTGTAGTTTAAATATAAAAGGAGAAGTTATTTCATTAGTGCAAGAAGGAATTGAAGACGAAACAATTGACACTGAAGGAGGTGAGAAAAAGATCGAAATAAATGTAAATGAAATTAAGAAAGCAGGTTTTTATATTAATGAGCTTAGTCATAGTAAGCTTAGAGAGGCTTTACTTCAACAAGTGAATACAATGGATACTGATGGTACTATGCATTTTTTAAGGGAAGTTTTTGATAATTACTTTATTTTTGAGAAACTCTCTACTGAAGGTACTCAATTGTTCAGTCAGAAGTTTTCGATAAAACCAAGTAATGATGAAGTAAAGATCAAAGGAAAGGCAATAGAAGTGAGAGAAAAGGTGGAATTTATTCCATTAGAGGTAAATAAGAATTTTAAAATTGAGGAGATGGTAATGGAAAGAAAAGAATTGGTTGAAACTCTTATAGCTAATGAGGAGACTCCGTATGATGAAACAGACAGAGATTCTTTGATTGCTATGACAACAGAGAAATTCGACAATGTACTTAAATTTGTTGATTGCAAATGCAAAGAAGAAGAACTTGTAGTTAATGAAAAGAAAGAAGAGGAAGAAGTGAAAGAAGAAATAACAGTTAATCAGGAGGAAGAAGTGAAAGAAGAAAGAACACAACTGACTTATGCTGAACTTCTTGAAAGTGCTACTCCAGAAGATAGAGATTTCATTCAAAATGGTGTTGAAATGTATAAACAGGAAAAAATAAAAGCTGTTGATGCATTGCTTGCAAACACTAGAAATCCTTTTTCTAAGGAAACACTTGAAGAGAAAAGTTTAAAAGAATTGAAAGAACTAGCTACACTTGGTAATGTACCTATTACTTATGATGGGAATAGTCCAGATTCAGCACCTAAAGTAGCAAAAATAGGTGAGAGACAGCATGATGGTAGTGGTGTTCCTGTAGTTAAAGTTTTATCAGAGTTAATCAAGGAAAAAAATTAGTAAATAATTTTAATATGGATTAGGAGGAAGATGAAAAATGGCCCCAAAAACTATTACAGTTAAAGGCAATCCAGTTAGAGGAGAGAAAGAAGCAGAAGCTGCTATCACTCCCGGACATCTTTGCGAATTCACAAGTTCAGATACTATCCAAAAACAAGCAGGTAATGCTCTGAACTTTTTAAGAATGTTCGCATTAGAGAATTCTCTAATTGGTAATGAAATTGGAACTGCTTATGCTGATGGTGATAAAGTTCAGTATGGTATTTTCAATGGTGGTGACGAAGTTTATGCATTCCTTTCAGATGGTCAGAATGTAGTAATTGGTGATGAATTAGAAGCAGGTAGTACAGATGGTGAGCTTATTAAGAGGGCATCTGGAACACCTATAGCGGTTGCGAAAGAGGCACAAGACCTTTCAGCATCATCTAACTCTTCTAATGGAAGAATCATAGCAATCATAATTTAACGAAGGAGAAATAAAACGATGGAAACAGGCGTAAAAGTTGATGTTATCAACGCAGGAACAGGTTATGGTGGAGTGGCTGAAAAGCTCATGCTTAACCGAATGGATGTTTCTTCTTTAAGAACTAATGCTGTTCTTACTTATGATGAATGGAAAGATATAGACACAGTTGTTCTACAAGAAGCCCACAGGCGTTTAGGTGGGGTAAACGATCTTATTAGTGCAGGACTTGTCCGTACTGGTGGAGGTTTAGGTAGTACTGTATTGCAGTGGCAAGATATCAGTGATACAGATGGTGCTGAAGTTAATATGGATGGTGTAAGTAGAGGTGCAAAAGACAGATTTGAAGTTGATACTAATTATCTGCCTTTACCAATCATTCATAGAGATTTCGGTTTTAGTATTAGAGAAATTGAAGCTTCAAGAAATAGAGTTGCTAGTCAACCACTTGATCTTACAATGGCAGAAGAAGCTTCTAGGAAAGTCGCTGAGAAAGCTGAAGATATTCTCTTTAATGGACTTAGTGCGTACTCTATGGGTACTAATGGTGGAACTATTCGTGGTTACACTGATCATCCTGACAGAAATACTCAATCACTTTCACAGAATTGGGATGCTTCTGGTAAAACAGGACAAGAAATTTTAACTGATGTTCTTAATGCAAAACAAGCATTAATTAATGATCGTCATTTTGGCCCTTTTATGCTTTATATACCAACAGCATATGAAACGGTTCTTGATGATGAATTTAGTACACAATATCCAAGATCAATTAGAAGTAGGATATTGGAGCTTGATGGATTAAAAGGAGTTAAAGTTTCTGATTTCTTAACCGCTAACAATGTTGTACTTGTTTCTATGCAAAGTACTGTTGTTAGAATAGTAGAAGGTCTTCCGCTTACTACGGTACAGTGGGATACTGAAGGTGGAATGCAAGTAAATTTCAAGGTTATGACTATCCTTGTTCCGCAAATTAGATCAACACAGGCTAATAGAAGCGGTATTGTTCACATCTCGTAAATGTAGTTCATAGTAACAGTAACCATTCTGTTTTATAATATTTCTTTTAACCAGAAAGGAAGATTTATTCAAATGCCGAAATTTAGAGTAAGAAAAGGTGCAAGACATTACTGGAAGAGATCAATTATTAGAGGAAAATCAGATAAAGTTTTACTCAATAAATTGATGAAAGAAGGTGATGTGATTGAATGTGAAAGACAAGAACTTGGCAGTGCTATAGACAAGTTTGTAGAAGTAAAAGACGAAAGAAAAGAAGTAGATGAACCTGTATATGGTTTCACAGTAGAGAAAGTCGCAGATGGGGAATATGATGTTGTCAGTATAAAAACTGGTAAAAGAATTAATGATGTGACTCTGGATTACAATAAGGCTATAAAATTATCAAAGAAAGCTGGAACAGTAAAAGATAAGAAATGGTAAAAACAGATAATTATTGGACTGTTCAGAAATTATGGCCAGATTCTACAGTGTTCATAGTCGGTGGTGGAAAAAGTCTCAATCGAACTGGTCTCCAATGGAACGAAACCAATAAAGGTGAAATACTACAAGCTATTTCTAATGACCTATCTTGTATTCATGATAAAAGAGTTATAGGAGTTAATGATTCTTTTAAATTGGGAGATTGGATTGATATATGCTTCTATGGGGATACAAGATGGTTTGATTGGAATGTAGATGCAATAACTAAGTTTAGTGGTTTGGTAATTTGTTGTCATCCACAAAACAAAGTTGATTGGATAAAGACAGTTGATAGAGAAAATGGTTTTGGAATAAATAGAAATCCAAAATTAGTAAACTGGAATAAGTCATCAGGAGGAGCAGCTATTAACTTAGCTGTTCATCTAGGTGCAAAAAATATAGTTTTAATAGGATTTGATATGTTTATGGAAGCTGATGGTGAAGATAATTGGCATAAAGAACATAAAATTCTTAATAAAGTAAAATCCTCCCCCTATGAACGAATGCTTAAAGCATTCGCAGAGATCAAACACGATACTGATTCAATCGGAATCAGGATAATCAACACATCATTAACCAGTAGGATAGAGGACTTTGAAAAAATGCCTTTAGAAGAAGCTGTGGGAGAATGTTGTAATGATTAAAGTAGTGTGTGTTCTCAAAAGTTGTGAGGACTATAGTTGGGATTATGCAAACAAATTGTATGAGAATGTAAGAAGGAACTCACTTTATGAATTTGAATTTATAATTCTTACTAACTTAGAGAAATTTGATGTTGCACATAATATCAAAATTCTGCCATTAACAACTGGTTTAGAAACATACTGGGCGAAGTTAGAAATTTTTAAAATTAAAGGACAAGTAGTTTATTTTGATTTAGATACTATAATCGTTAATCGTATAGATGAATTACTTAAAGCAATAGAATTTAGTTCAGATGCAAAGAAACATTTTTGGATGATGGAAGCTATTAGTGATAAAAGAAAATTTGCTTCTGGTATCATGGCTTGGCATGGTGATTTTAGTTTTATACTAGATCAATTACCTACAAACTATATAGAGAAATATGATAAATGGGAACAAGATTATATTGTTGATAGATTAGAAAAAAATAATATTTACATACACTCAATAAATGATCATATTAATTTAGCTTCATATAAACGAGATTGTAAAAATAAAGTACATCCTATGGTAGATGTGATTTGCTTTCATGGAAAACCTAGACCAAGAGATATAAATTGGTTTGTGGGAGGAAAACAGTTTTGACAGACGAAGAGAATACAATAGAAAAGGCTAAAACTATATCAATAGTTATGCCAACTCGTAAACGACCAAAAGATTTGTGTAGATTAGTAGAATCAATTATTAAAACAGTAAGATATCCTGAGAATATTGAAGTTTGTATTTGTGTGGATCATGATGATATGGAATCTGCTACAGCATTAATTCCATTATCAGATAGAATAGATATAAAAGTTTGTATTATCTCTGCACAAAGATGTCATGGCAACTACTGGAATAGTGCATGGAGACAAGCTACTGGTGATGTGATCCAAATGAGCAGTGATGATTTCATTTACAGAACAAAAGATTGGGATGTAGAAGTGCTGGATGAAATAAATAAGTTCAGTGACAAGATGGTGATGGTGTATGGTGAGGATGGTTTTCAACATGGTAAATTAGCCACACACATGTTTATTCATAGAAGATGGACAGACGCTTTAGGAGAATTTGTTCAAATGCTTACTAATGTGTTCTATCATGATACTTGGATTGATGTACTGGCAACAAGGATAGACAGAAGAAAATATAGGGAGGATTTATATTTTGAACATATGCATCCTGCGGCTAGGAAATCGGCACAAGATGAAACCCATAGACAAGCTCGTACAAAATCTGGAGGAGATGAAACTAAGTGGGAGACAAACTGGCAAGGTGAGTTAATGCAAAAGGATCATGATAAACTGAAAGGATTGCTAATACCATGAATAAACATGTAACACATACTTTGTCAATACTTATACCTTCTCTAACAAACAGAAAGAAAATGCTAGATGAACTTTTAAAATCTCTAGAACCTCAATTAGTTGAGGGAGTGGAGATATGCATTAACATAGACAATGGGAAGAAATCTACAGGGCAGAAAAGAAACGAATTAATCAAAGGATGCAATGGTGAGTATATAGCATTCATAGATGATGATGATAAAGTCAGTGACGATTACATTGCTCTGGTTCTTGAAGCGGTTAAAACTGGTATAGATGTGGTTGGTATGCATCTTTTAATGACTCGTAAAGAAATACAATCTACAGAAGAAAGAACATACCACTCATTGAAGTATAAACACTGGTATGATGAACCTGATCCAGATAGGAAGGGTAAACGAAAATATTTTAGAAACCCCAATCATTTGAATCCAGTGAAAAGAGAATTTGCGTTACAAGTTGGATTTCCAGATAAAGATCATGGAGAGGATCATGATTACAGTAAGAAACTACTTCCTCTGTTAAAAACAGAATTCTATATAGAAAGTCCTATATATTATTACTTAGCAGAGAGAATAGGAACTTAATGGACATACTAATAGAGCAGGATGCAGGATTCGGGGACATTTTCTTTTGTCAAAAGATTGCTGTAAAACTGATGGAACAAGGTCATACAGTGTACTGGCCAGTATATAAAGAGTATGAATACATAAAAGATTATATTCATAATGGTGTTATATGGAATGTGCCAGAAGAGAAAAGAAGTAAAATTCGTTCATTAAATATCAATCAATCTACTAACTATTTTAAGTTTGCACATAGAAAAGAACTTGGTTTCAATGTCATGCAGACAAAATATAGATATGCTGATGATCAATTTAAAACTGGTGGATGGGAAGATTGGCAAGACTATTTCAAAATAAACAGAAACTATAAGAGAGAAAGAATACTTGAAAATAAGGTTTTAGAAGGTGTTCCAGAAAAGTTCTCTCTTGTGTGCAATCATTTTGCTACTGATTATCAATTGTTAGCACATAGGGGTGCAGGGAAAGCTATTACTAAAGCACAATATCCTATAGTTGAGATTACTAAGTTGCCAAATACACATCTTTTTGATTGGTGTGGAATTATACAAAAGGCTTCTGAAATACGAATACCTGATTCTAGCTTTCCATATCTTGTAGAGATACTTAAAACAACAGATAATATTCATATGTATGCTAGGAGTCATGAAGGACAAGTGAAGACAAAACCCATTTGGAAAAAAGAGTGGAATTTTGTAGAAAAATGGGAAAGCACATTTTATGTTTATAAACGAGGAATATAAATTAGTTATTTAGTTTATATTAATTATTAAGAATCTAGTTGATGGGAATGGAAGAAAGAACTAATATGCGTTTTCTAGTCACAGGCATATCAGGATTTGTAGCTCCCTACTTAGCAAAGTATTTATTAGCTAATGATCACGAAGTATATGGAATGTTGCACAATTCTCCTCTTGGTGCAGTTGATGGTATTCAATATGTAACGGGTGATCTATGCGATATAAGAACATTCAAATATTTAAGAGAATATAATTTTGATGGTGTTTTTCACTTAGCAGGATTAACACACCCTCCAACATCCTTTAAAGAACCTGAGTTATATTATAAGACTAATGCTACAGGAACTATGAATTTGTGTGAGGTGTTTCAACAGGTAGTGTGATAATGCAATGCTCTACTCCAGAAGTTTATGGAGAATGTTCAGAAGAGGAAATATTTGAGACATTTGCTATGCTCCCAAACAATCCTTATGGAGTATCAAAAGCTGAAGCAGACAGATATATACTTAAAGAAACAAAAAAGGACAAGTTGAATGCTTTTATTGTGAGAGCAGGATCACATACAGGAGCAGGTAGACCATCTTGTTATTCAATTTCATCTGATGCTGAACAAATAGCAAAGATGAAAAAAGGATTACAAGAACCCATACTTAAAGTAGGGAATATTAATTCTCAGAGGGCTGTGATGGATGTTCGAGATGTAGTAATAGCTTACTATGAATTGATGATAAAATACATGGATGGTAAAATACCCAATGGTGAGATATATCATGTAAGCGGTCACAAAGTAAACACAATAGAATTCTACATTGATATGATGTTGCAGTTAGCAGGAATTGAAGCTGAGAAGGTAGTTGATGAAAGTCTTGTCCGTAAAATAGATATACCTATACAGATACTAAACAGTGATAAAATGAGAGAGCTTACAGGATGGTCTCCAGTTATTTCTACTGAAAGAACACTCAAAGATTTATTAGCTTATTGGGAGAACAAAATTGGGAATTAAGGAAATTGACACACACAAATTAAGTTTGCATCCTACAAGGATTGCTCTTTGGAAAACTACAGGTTTTTGTTATCCTATACATATTGAAGTTGGAATAACAAATAAATGCAATCATCGCTGTGTACAGTGTACTCTTGATTGGATAAACCATAAAAATGATTCTCTTGATGCAGAAGTGTTTGTTAAGACATTGAGAGTTGCTTCTGAAATTGGTGTAAGGTCAATCTATTTTGCAGGAGAGGGTGAACCTGCCCTACATGAAGATTTACCCTTATTTGTAAAGACAGCACATGACTTAGGAATTAAGGTAGCACTTTCTACTAATGGATCACGCTTAAATACATTAAAAAAAACATTGCCTTACCTATCTTGGTTACGATTTAGTGTTGATGCAGGAACTCCAGAAACATTCTCTAGTATTCATGGAGTACATAGAGATGAATTTGATAAGGTTCTTTCCAACATAAAGTTTTGCACACATGAAGTTAAATTATCTGGACATAATGTACAGATAGGTGTCCAAACTCTTCTAATGCCTGAAAATATAAATGAGATAGAAGGACTTGGTGAGATTACAAAAGAGATTGGTGTTCACAACTTTCAAGTGAAACCTGCTCATTGTCACCCTAGTAGTTCTTATCAGATAAATAACTATCAATATCTAAGAGATAACTTACAAGAAAGACTTGAGAAATTAGATGATGAAAATTTCACCACAGTAGTGAGGGTGAAGAGTCTAGAACGATTAGATCAAGCAAGAACTTATAAAGAATGTCATGCGTTTCATTTCTATTGTCTTATTGATGCATGTGGGAATGTGACTCCTTGCAACATTTTCTACGGAAAACCAGAGTACATATTCGGCAATATATATGATAATAATCTGCATACCATCTGGAAGAGTCAACAAAAGAAAGATGTAATAGAAAAGATTACTGCATTAGAACATTCTCTATGTGAAGAGTATAGATGCCGACAGGATGTAATGAACAGATATTTAGAAAGAGTAAAGAATCCAGAACTCAATGACGAATTCATTTAATGCTATTAGAAAACATATATAAACAAGTTCACGATTCATGGGTTCAGAAAAGAGTGAAGGAATGGTATGATAGTGACCAATCAGAATGGTTTGACCCCTTTGTTGTTTTATCAGTACCCAATGTCTATTTAGAAATATTGTTTAGATATCAATATTGTATTAAAGGATTAAAAGATATTGAGATACTTATAGAGACAGGCACAGAAGAAGGTGGCACTACAGATATTATGGCTAAACACTTTGATAAGGTTTACACCATTGAAAAAAGTTTCTTTGTGTCAAAACGACAACACGCATTTGAGACTGACCCTGCAAATGATAATGTGTCTTGGTTGTATGGAGACTCACCAAAAGTTTTAGCAGATTTGAGACATAAGATAAAAGATGAAAGATGTGTGTTCTTTCTTGATGCACATACAAGTAACTCTTCTTGCCTAGTACAAGAGTTAAAAATAATAAAGAAATATTTTAATAACGAATCAGTCATTATAGTAGATGATGCGGTAGATATAGGAAAAGTTAGAGGTTATCCCATATTAGTAGAATTTCATAGATTGATAGAAGCTATCAACCCAGAATACACTGTAACATTTACTGGATTAGGGAGAAACATATGCCTAGTGCATTAATATATGGAAAAGAAATATAAGAATGGTTGGAATCCTGTTAAAACAACATGGAATAAAGGATTAAAACGGATATTAAATAATAAAGGAATTTATATATGTCAATAAAAACGGCACTTGTTCTTGGAGCAGGAGGTTTCATAGGAAGTCATTTAGTAAGAAGATTAAAAAAAGATGGTTATTGGGTACGAGGAGTTGATTTAAAACTTCCAGAATTTTCTGAAACTGAAGCGGATGATTTTATTGTTGGAGATTTAAGAGATATTATATTTTGTAAACAAGTTATAGATAAATCTTTTGATGAAGTATATCAACTAGCAGCAGATATGGGAGGAGCAGGTTTTGTTTTCACAGGTGATAATGATGCTCACATAATGCATAATTCGGCTATGATAAATTTAAATGTGCTAGAACTCTGTAAAGATTATGTCCCTAGTCTAAAGATTTTCTACTCTTCATCAGCTTGTATGTATCCAGAGCATAATCAACTTGATCCCGATAATCCTAATTGTGCCGAAGACTCAGCTTATCCTGCTAATCCTGATAGTGAATATGGATGGGAGAAACTATTTAGTGAAAGACTATACAAAGCTTACGAAAGAAATTATGGGTTGGAAGTTCGTATTGCAAGATATCATAATATTTTTGGTGAAGAAGGAACTTGGGCAGGTGGTAGAGAGAAAGCTCCTGCCGCTATGTGTCGTAAAGTAGTTGAAGCTAATTCTGAAATAGAAATGTGGGGAGATGGAAAGCAAACAAGGTCTTTTTTATATATTGATGAATGTGTTGAAGGAACTATCAGACTTATGGGTTCTGATTATAGTGATCCAGTTAATATAGGTTCTGAAGAAATGGTGACGATTAACGAACTAGCAAAGAAGGTAATGAGAATTGCAGGAAAAGAATTAGACATAAAACACATAGATGGCCCAGAGGGAGTACGAGGAAGAAATTCAGAGAATAGTTTAATTCAAGAAGTATTGGATTGGTATCCTTCTTTACCTTTAGATGAAGGACTTACAAAAACATATGATTGGATAAATAAGGAGTGTAAGAAATGAAAAACCCAATCATTATAACTGGTTGTGCAAGAAGTGGTACATCACTCACTGCAGGAGTAATTAACATTTGTGGTGCAGAGGGTGGAGAAATGAGTGGTGCAACTATTTATAACAAAAAAGGAATGTGAGAGAATAAGGTTGATATGAAGTTTAAATGTAAGCATTGTGGAGTTATAGTAAAGAGGGATGCAAGGGAAAGTATATTTAAGGAGTTTATAACTAAGCGTGGGTATAAGTCTTATTGTGCAAAAGCAGGTAAAGATGTATTTTTAAAGAGTGTATCATGAAGAAGGGAAGCACTATTAGAGAGAGGAACATATTTGGTTGTGAATGAGGATTTTATATGATTAAGAATCCAATATTAATAACTGGGGCTGCGAGGTCAGGAACTTCCATGACTGCAGGAGTGATTAATCTTTGTGGAGCGTGGGGAGGAGAGTTAGCAAAAGCCACTCCATACAATAAGAAAGGAATGTATGAAAATAGAGCGATAGTGAATGAGATGGTGAAACCTTTGCTTATTGCGGTTGGTGCAGACCCGATGGGACAAAAACCTCTTCCTAACATAAGAGATTTTGAAGAGATAGATTCTGTTCAATGGAGGGAGAAGTTCATAAAGATTATGAAGTCTCAGGGATATAAAGACCATGATATAATGATGTATAAGGGAGCAAAGATGTGTCTGATGTGGACTTTATGGGATAGGGCTTTCCCAGATGCTAAGTGGATTATAGTACGAAGGAGAAGCGAAGATATAATTAGTTCTTGCATGAAGACAGGATTTATGTCTAAATATAAAGATAGGAACGGTTGGTTAGGTTGGGTCAGGGAGCATGTCAAGAGGTTTAAAGAAATGTATGAGAACAAATTAAATATTAGAGAAGTCTTCCCACAAGAAATGATAGATGGAAATTATATAGATATAGAATCAATTATAGAATGGTTGGGATTGGAGTGGAAAGAACAAACGGTAAAAGATTTTATTAGTCCTGACCTTTGGAATAAGGAGACAATATAATGGCAAGAGTAGATAGTGATGAGGTAAAAGAATTGATAAGTACAGACGAAACTATTACAGCACAAATAAACGCTGCGAATGTTTTGGTTACTGAGAAGTTGGGAGCGGATACCACTCTAACTACTGACCACCTCAAAGAAATAGAAAGGTGGGTGTCCGCACATTTAGTAGCTTGTTCAATAGAGAGACAAGCAGGTAAAGAAAAAATAGGAACTACAGCAGTAGACTTTGTGGGGAGCCAGCAAGGTTCGAGTGGTATGAGTTGGAGTTTGACTACTTATGGACAACAGGTTTTAGTTTTAGATACCACAGGAATATTAGCTAATGCGGGCAAGAGAAAAGCGAGGGTGGATACGGTTGATGCCATAGATATGACATGAGTTTTTTAACAA